AGCACAAGGTGCGCTGGTGGAACGGCAAATACTGGTCCTGGACCTGCCTAGACAGCGACAACGAGTACTGGATAACGCGGTACAGCGCCAGGGAATCAACCGATGATGTAGCGTGGTATCCACGGCCAGACAACTGGCCAGAGAGGAGCAAGACATGATTAGCTACCAAAGACACAACGCCGACAGCGTGGCCAAGCGGGTATTTTTTGACGAGCCCGCCAGCCCGCCCCACGTTACGCCGAGGGCTGGGTATGTTCACCCGTGCCCGCCGGAGTTGAAATGGACCGCGCCAATGCCAGCGCAAAAAACAGAAAAAAGCAAGACATGAGCGACGAAGAAGCTGACCTGTACTACTACCGCGCCGCCTTCCGCAGCGCTTTGCTGTGGTCCGTAATCATTGTGGCGCTAATGGCGCTGATTGCGTGGCTGCTGTGAGGCCGCTTGCTTGGATGATCAGCGAGTCGGGCGTTTGCATTCTCATCACCCGCCGCAAGGAGGAGATGCATTATTGGTGGAACATTGGTTGCACCGTGGTGCCGCTCTATGCGATGCCCCCGTTGTAACGCCCCAACAGAGACGCTGGACACGCGCCAGCAACCCGACAACACAACCCGAAGGAGAATGAAGTGCTACAACAACCACAGGTTCTGGACGGAGGAACGACCCGTCGATTTCCCCGCACCCTCAACGAAGCGTTCCCAACCGGCGCCGAGTACGGGTGCGCCATTACCTGCTACCGGAACCCCAACGTCGGGTTCTGGGCTGGCGCCTTGTGCCTGCTCTTGACCCTTGCGGTGGTGGCGTCATGGATTTGAAGACCCAACTGCTACGCGAGGAAGGCGCCGAGTCCTGCGCCTACCAAGACAGCCTCGGCTACTGGACGATTGGCGTGGGCCGGTTGATTGACTCGCGCAAGGGCGGCGGCCTGTCCAACGAGGAGATCGACCTGCTGCTGGACAACGACATTAAGCGCAACTACGAGGCGGTGCTGAAGGCGCTGCCGTGGGTTGACAAGTTGTCCGAACCGCGCCAGGCCGTGCTGATTGGCATGGCCTTTCAGATGGGCTTGAAGGGTCTGCTTCAGTTCAAACGGATGCTGTCGGCGGTTGAGGATGGCCAGTACTTTGAGGCCGCTGCGCAGATGATAGAGAGCACTTGGGCGCGGCAAACGCCAGCGCGAGCGCATCGCATGGCACTACAAATGGAAACAGGAGAATGGAAATGAACTTAATACCTCGCATCGACAAGATGATCTACTGCATGAGCCATGAGTATTCTGGCTGTGATGAGGGCAATTGGGACGAAGAAATCAAACTGCTGGTGGATTGCAGGCAGATGCTTGTGAAGTTGTTTATGCTTCCTGCGGAGAGTATCGATGAGTCTTGACCCCCTAACCGCAGGCGTCGAACTGGCGCAGACCGTCATCACCCGCATCTGGCCTGATAAGTCGCAGGCTGAGGCGGCGCAGCTTGCCGCCCAGGTCGCCATTGTGCAGGGCCAGCTCGATGTGAACAAGGCCGAGGCGTCAAGCCCCAGCGCGTTCACTTCAGGTTGGCGCCCAGCCATTGGCTGGGTCTGCGCATCGGCCTTGGCCTGTCAGTACATCGCCAGGCCGCTGGTGCAGTGGGCCGGCATTGTGCTCGACCATCCGCTGCCTACGTTGCCAGGCATAGACGACAACCTCTGGCAGTTGATGCTTGGGATGCTTGGGCTCGGTGGCCTCAGAACTTTTGAGAAAACTAAGGGGGTTGCATCATGAACGAGCACATCGAGAAACTATGTGCGGAACTCCTGCACTATGACGACATGATCTTTGGGTGGAGAGAGACTGTTGAGCGGGCCGCTGAAGCTATTATTCTGGAGTGCGCTGAGTTGAGCACCGGTTATACCGGCAACGTGAAGCTGTTGATAATGAACCACTTCGGGATGGAGCCATGAATTTATCCGACCGAGAAATTGAACTTATCGACGGAATGATTGGCGTACAACTTCATCACGCCAAACAATGCCAAGCTATGATTGATCGCCCCGGTGGCAATGTGGTCATGGCGAAAAAACAATTGGGCTGGGATATGGAACGAGTTGAATTGTTGCGTAAGGTCAAACAAAACTTTGGGATGGAACCATGAAAATAACTTTTGACATGACTCTGTTTGATGACGCGGCCCAAGGGGAGGGAGACTTACCCAAAGAAGAGCTTGAACACATCGCTAGTGAAACTTGCTGGTGTGAACCTGAACTAGATTACACAGACCCCGATACAGGGGTATCAGTATATGTTCACCGGAGAGTGCAATGACTGATCGTGAACTATACAACCTAATGCTTTTTCTAATATGGACATTCGTAGTGTTCTGTTATGGCGTAGGTTGGGGTAGAAAATGAACCCACGAATTAAAGAGCTAGCCGAGCAGGCTGGCATGAACATTAAAACGAACGTCATAGGCACGGCGCTGGTCTTTGGTACGTTTGAGGGTTACAAGACCTCGCATATCACTGTTGAGGAGTTGGAGATGTTTGCTGAGTTGGTAGCGGCGCAGGCGCGTGAGTGGCAGGGGCTGACGCTTGAAGACATAGACGATATTGGAGTCAGCAAGGATTGGGTCTATGGCGCACGGTGGGCAGAAGCAAAACTACGCGAGAAGAACACATGACCGAAACCGAAAGAAACCTAGACCTACTGCTAGGCGATGCCCTAGCAGAGAACGAGCGCCTCAAGCGCGAACTCAAGTACCAAGACGCTAGGGACGGCCACATCGGCACGCACAGCGCTGACTGCTGGTCTTGGGGGCCAAAGCACTACGAGTGCGCGTTGCGGCACATAGGTGGCTCGAATGACTGAAATAATGCACGGCGTAACGGAGTACGCAGAAGGACTTGACGTAAAACTTCAGGTGGAAGACAACGGGCGCTTGGTGGTATCCGCGTGGAACGAAGGTGGCTTCAACGGCACCTCAGTTGATCTGCTGGAGTTGTTGGCCTGGTTGAGGGCTAACCGGCCTGACTTGATTGGGGTCGAATCGTGATGCACCCCGACACAGAACTCCTAATCCACCTCGCCGCCAACCTAGCGCGGGAGTACCCGGCGGGGGCGAGTGCAATTACCCTTTGCAAGCGGATGGCAATCACGCATTTCAAGACAAAGAAAGTTCTACATCTTGCCCGCAAGATGGGGTTGATAGGCGTGTCAGGCAGCGGGGTCACATCCCGCTGGGCGTCGCCGCAGGTTGCGCAAGAGCTGAACGCCTGCCGCTGGACAAAACGGCGCTTGCAGTGCAAAGCGGCAAAGGCCAACCGGGTGGCCAAGATGTTGACGCGGATTGACGCGGAAGAACTGGCGCCTAGACGCAAGGCGAAACTTTTCGTTGTCAACGCCCCTAACAGCGTGTTTCAGCTTGGCGAATGGATGCAGCGATGAGACCCACCAAAGCCGCCATAGACGCTATCAGGGACGCTTACATGGCCGACGTGATGACCATGCGCAAGCACATCCTGGCGCTCAATGATCCCCACATTGAGGATGCCTGGGCCGGGATAGAGACGTTCGCTGCGGTGGCGTTGCGGGTGATGGCGAAGACCAACCCGTCGAAACTCAAGAGCGAGATGGTGACTGTGGGTATCTCGGCGCTGCTATGACCTGTCGACCTTGCCGTCCAGCTTGTCAAAGATGCGCGCCAGCATGTCTTTGATTTCTTTCAAGTCTGAGCGGTAATCGTCGCGGGTGACGTAGGTCTTGGGTAGCTCGACCGACAGGCGCGTCAGGTCGGACTTCAACTCTTTGACCGCCGCCCACAACTCCCTCGCAAACCAGCCGGTGACGGCGCAAGCGGTAGCCAGGCCAATGTCGATCAGGTGTTGCGAATCCATCAGAGCATCCTTGCGAGCAGTGGCACCGCCCCACCGGCGCAGGTTGCCAGGGCATCGAACCATTCTACCCCGTGCGTGGGCGCCAGGCCCGCCTTGATGGCTCGCTGATTGGAGAGCCAGTCGAGCACCTCCTTGCCCACGGCAGCGGTTACCACGAGGCCATAGGCTACGTCAGGCCGGCGTAGGATGGCCAGCGCCAGTAGGAAGATTAGCGCGCCGTAGATGGCGTGGTTGGCCTTATCTTGCGGGAGCGAGGGCATTTGATTTCCTTGTGTCGTCGCGTCCAATGCCGCCGATGGTGATGCGCGGCACAAGGGCGTTGACGTTGCTTGCTTGCGATAACGCAGCCAACTTGTTCGGTGTCAGTTTGCCTTGCGCTTGACCCAATGCGCGCAACACCTCGACTCGTTGAGCCGTAGGAACTTTGCCTAAAAGTTCGCTAAGGTTTGTAGCAGACTCAAAGCCTTTTTCAAGTTCAACCAATACCTTAGCGTTTAGCCGGCCTTCCATGAGCTTCAACATCTCATTGGTAAGCGTTGCTTTTGCATTTAAGAAGCTAGGAATACGAAACTTAGACCTGTTGGCTTCCATGATGTCTTGCATTGCACTGGCGCCTTTTTGCGCTTGCTCTGCAATGACAGCATCTCGCCTAAGTTCGCCGCCTACGTTGTTCACAACGTTCATCTGCTGCGGCGTCAGCACATCGGAAAGCTCGGTGTACCGAGGGTAGCCCGTTGCTTTTTTGAGCAACGCTTGCTCACCTTGGCCTAGCGCGTTCATAAACGGACGGGCGCGTTCGCCGCCAGTCAGCGTATCTTCTAGCTTGCCACTCATGGCTTGTAGCACTTGCGACTGGTTCACAGGCGCGGATCGCTGCGCAAATTCGGTTCTGGCCGTACCGTACACCGGCACTTCTTGTTCAAACTTCTTTGTAAAGTCCGCAAGAACACCTCGCGCTGCTGCTTGCGTATCGCGCCCTGCGCCGGTAACTGCAGGCGGCGCATTGGCGATGTCCGACAGCGCCCGCTTGATGTAATGCAGCGACTCGCCAGTTATTTCTGCCGTTTGCGCCGGGATCGTCTGCATCACGGGCTGACCAGTTGGACCAAGGATGGTGCTTGGTACTTGCTGCGCGGGCGTCGTCTGCCCCATGACAAACGGTCTGTTCTCCATCCGCGCTATGTCGGCCGCTTTCTCAAGCGTGCCCTTGGGCATACGGTTGAACAACGTTTCCATTGCAGGGTCCATTTGCACCACTGCTTGTTCAGCTTGTGCATACAATGGTTTTGTGGCAACTGTACGCGCTGCTTCTGCCGCAGCAAGGTCTGGCGTCACGGCACCCATCGATGCCTGCCGCGCTGCTTCTTGACCCTGCTCTATGGTGGCCGTGCGGCCTGGCGTGCGCGCTTCTATTGTTCGGCCAAGGTACTGGACTTGCGGCATCGTTATGTCGGCCAAGGCCTGTCGAGCCGTGACATTGGCCGGCGCGTTCTGTAGCGCCGCCTGCGCTGCCAGTAGATTTTGCGGCGTGCGGCCTTCTTCAGTGACCGCTGCCCGCAAC